AGTAATCCGGGGTCTATTGGTCATGCTTGGGTTAAGAGGAGTTTTATCAGTCCTAAGGCGGAGGGGGTTATCTGGAGGACACCTTCTGAGGAGGGGGGGATGTTAAGGCAGTTCATTCCTGCCAAGTTGAGTGATAACCCTGCTTTAACGCCTGACGATCCGAACTATGCAGATAGATTGAGGGGTTTGGGGAGTGATGCTCTTACTCAGGCTATGTTGGATGGGAATTGGGATATTATTGCTGGACAGGCTTTTGAGAAGCTGGACAAGAGGATTCATCGGATAGAACCTTTTGACCCACCTGAAGACTGGTTGTGTTTTGGTTCTTTCGATTGGGGTAGTTCAAGACCATTCTCTTTTGGTGCTTGGACGATAAGTAATGGTGATATGCTTCCTGATGGTCGAGTTTACCCAAGGGGCGCGATGATTCGTTACGATGAGTGGTATGGGTGGAATGGTAAGCCTAATGAAGAGTTGAGGATGGAAGTCGCTGAAGTCTGCGATGGTATCAAGGAAAGGTTAAAAGGAAGGAAATTGGCTTATATCGCTGCTGACCCTGCAATGTGGAAAGTTGATGGTGGGCCTAGTCATGCGGAGGTCTTTGCTAGGCGGAGGTTAAGTCTCAGAAAAGCCGATAATTCACGAATAGCCGGTTATCTGGAGGTAAGGGGTAGAATCAAGGGTGATGAATTCCCAATGTTGTATGCGACTAAAAACTGTCATTCTGGATTCTGGCGTACAATGCCTGATATTGTGATGGACGAGAATCATACTGAGGATATAGACACAGATCAGGAAGACCACTGCGCTGATGACGTAAGATATGCCTGTATGTCCCGTCCGTGGGCTAAAGTAATTGAAAAGAAGAAGCCTAAACTCGATATGTGGGATAGGGCTTTTGCAAGAGAATCCGGTGGTTTGAACTGGAAGACTGTTTAGGATGAGCGTAGCTCAAGGAGTTAATATGGCTAAAAAATCTAATAAGTCAGTAGCTAAACCCCAAGATTCTGTTACAGATGAACAGCATAATACTTTAGTCACTTGGGTCAATGAATTCGACGATGCCACTCTTGAGTCAAGGAATCTTTCCGAAAAATCCCGTGATTATTACGATTCAAAACAACTCTCCGATGCGGAAGTAAAAGAACTAAAGGCTAGAGGTCAGCCGATAGTCGTTATAAACCGTATAAAACCCAAGATGGACGGGTTGATGGGGATGGAAAAATCCAACAAAACTACCGTTAAATGCTTTGCCCGTACCCCAAAACACCAAAAAGGCGCACAAGCCGCCACTGAATCAATCAAATTCGTCCTTCAAGACAACTTTTACGACCAAATCCGCTCTCAAGGCTGGAATGACCTTCTGATGGAAGGTACTTGTGGGACAGAAATCAGTGTAAAAAATGTAAGAGGCGAGAAAAAAATCACCCAAAGCAGCATTCATTGGGATAGATTGATTTATGACCCACATCGCCGCCAAAGAGACTATTCTGATGCGAAATTCCTTGGTCAATTCATTTGGATGGATCACCAGGATTCGTTGGATATGTTTCCAGACGCTAAAGAAATCCTCGAAACTACGTTTTCTGGTTCAGATACCTTCCAAGACAAGCCTAAATGGGTTGACCAAACCCGTAAACGTGTTCGCGTCATCGAACTTTACTGGAAAGATGGAGGGGAAGTTAAATTCGCCACTTTCACTAGAGGTGGTTACTGCTCTCATCCTAAAACTTCAATTTACAAGAATGAAGATGGTGAAACAGTCTGGCCTTATGAGTTTTCCTCGATGTTCATTGATAGAGAAGGTCAAGCCTATGGAGCTTGCCGTCAACTTCTCGATGTTCAGGATGAAATCAACAAAAGACGCTCCAAAGCCCTCCATTTAATGTCGGTAAGGCAGACTTTTGGTACTGCCGGTGCTGTTGCAGATGTGAATGAAGCTCGTAAACAGTTAGCAAAACCAGATGGACACGTTGAATTCGCCTTCGGTGAGATGGGTAAGGACTTCGGTATCTTACCTACCGGAGATATGGTAGCAGCCCAATTCAACCTTTTAACCGAGTCAAAGAACGAAATTGACGCTGTTTCCTACAACGCCGCCGCCGCAGGTAAAGAAACCCGTCAAATGTCCGGGGTAGCTTTGAGAAGTAGAGAGGCCGCCAGTCAGACAGAACTAGCCCCAATGTTCGATGTATTAAAGAACCATGATCTTCGTGTTTATCGTAAAGTCTGGAATACAATTAAACAGTTTTGGAAGGAAGAAAAGTGGATTCGGGTCACTGATGACGAGAACAACCTGAAATGGGTCGGACTTAACAAACCCATGACAAAAGGCGAAATGATGCTCCAGCAAGCTCAAGAACAAGGGATGCCGCCTGAACAACTGCAACAGATGCAAGCGCAAATCGCCCAAGACCCAATGATGCAGGAAATTGTCTCGACTGAGAATGACATTGTGAATCTCGATGTTGATATGATTATCGAAGACGCGCCTGATTCGGTAACGACCCAGATAGAAGATTTCCAGGTTATCGGTGAGATGGTCAAGTCCGGCTTCCAAATGCCTCCTTTGGCTGTTATTGAAGCCTCTCCACTGTCGAATAAAGACAAGATCATCAAGATGATGAAGGAAGCCCCTCAGTTATCTCCCGAACATCAGAAACAGATGGAAGAAATGCAGCAACAAATGGAAACTCTTCAGCAGGAAGGACAGAAATTACAACAAGAGAACCAACAATTGAAGATGGGTGCTCAAGAGTCTCAAATGAAGATTCAAGCTGGTGCTCAGGAATCCCAAATGAAGGCGCAAGCCAAGCGTGAAGAAGCAATGGCAAATATCCAGCTTGAAAAGGAAGTCCAAGAAGCCAAACTCCAACTAGAGCGTGAAGCTGCGATGGCAAAGATTCAACTTGAACGTGAGAAGGCAGTTGCCCAACTTGAACTCGAAAAAATGAAGGCTGAGTTGAATGCTGACGGAGAAGTTGACCAAGCTATCTCTAAAGTCCAAAACCTCATCAGTATGCACGAAACCAAAGTCCAATCAATGTTCGATATGCACTCTGCCAAACAAGAAGGTGACGCAGAAACCCAAAAATCCGAGATAGACACAGGTAATATGCAAGCTATGCACCAAGAAATGATAAACGCAGTAGGCGAAATCGTAAATAACATGAACCAGAAGAAATCCATCAATCTTATTAGGAAAGATGGCATGATTTCAGGTGCAGAAGTAACGACACTTCAATAACGCCGCAAGGCACTTTTAAGGAGAAACAACATGGCAACTGCCGTAAACACGAAAATCATAACTACCAATCCGATGGACGATGACCACATCGGCTCGCAACTAATGCGGGTAAGCACCAATCTGCGGCGTGATGTGGCAGAGTTAAGCAACCTGACCGCGCGCATGTTGCAGATGTTCTCAACGACAGTGCCAGATTACACACTGATCGAATCCGAACTCGGTTTGGTTGCTGGCGACGGGGTGGTGATATGGGGCATTGTCAACGGAGCGAACACGCAAATCGCTGGTGATGCTGCCGTGCAGAAAGTAATGAATTGGATGATC